TATCTGTCACGAGGAAAAACCGGATGTTAGATTTGCTGACTTTCTGAACAAGTGGATTTGCTCGGATTGTATGGGGGTGGGGTTTTAATGAGAATAGAAGTATGTGAAGCCTGTGGGAATGGAATTAACATTAAACGAGGATACTTTGTACGAGTGTATGAAGAGTTTCCAGAAAAGCACGTCTATCATCTTTTTTGTTATAAAGATAAAATAATCAATGAACAACATAGTAGAATAGAGAATAAAGAAAAGGAGAGAGGATTATAATGAGGTGTCCTAAATGTGGGTCTCTTAATGTGGAAGATTATACGGATGAGTTCAAAATGGTTGGATATCGATGCCTGAGATGTGGTTGTATTTGGTTTGAAAATGAATGGGGATTTTGATGGTAAAAACGTATTTTTCAGAGGGATGAAAATAACAAACTGTCCGTTCTGCGGGAAGAAGATAGAACTAACGAGGGAATGTTAATGAGTGAGGAAGTCTATTTATTCATTGCTTGGGATAGCGGTGATGAAAGAAGAGTTGTTTTAGTAGCGAAAACGAAAGAGGTAGCGGAAGAAATCGAAAAAATGTATAAGAAAAATGGATGGGAACACACAGAAGTTAGATTTGTTCATGTATATGATAAAGTCTGTGGTTCAGTAGGTATATTGGTATAAAAAAAGAAGAGTGGTTATGACGAAGCTTGAAGTGGAGATACCCGATGAGTTGTATGAACAGTGGATGAAACACTGTAAGTATTTTGACACGAGTTTAAATTCAGATTTGAGGATGGCGATTATAATACATTTGGACAGCTTTGATAAGAACAAGAAGAAATATAGTAAGAACGAGGAGGAAGAGAATTGAGTGGAAAATTTGAGGAAGATCGGTGTTTTATGAGTAAGTTGGGAGATTGCAAGGGGGATGTTATAAACCTACAGATCGGTACTGAAATGATACAGATGTGCATTCGACATTGTGTTGAAATAATGAAAGCATTAGACGAAGCGGGGTTCTAATGACAGAACTGTGTTTAATTTGTAGAAAGAGAATGTATATCGGTAAATCTTATAGAATAACATCTGATTATAATAATTACTTAATTATCGGTTACGTGCACAGAAAATGTTTGGATGAGAAGATTCCTAAAGCGAAGAAGGAAGCGGTCTGATGGGAAATCCTAAATTCAGCGATATCTATTCTTTCGGTTTACAGAAATCAGATGAATATGCAACACCCCCCGAAGCAGTACTTCCCTTAATAAAATACCTTCCCCAGAAAAATAACATAATCTGGGAATGTACAGATACCACTGGAAATATAAGCGGGGTTCTGAAAGATCACGGATATAATGTTATAAGCACTTCAAATGATTTCTTCTCTTACGAAAAACCTCTCGGTGATGTGATAGTAACGAATCCCCCGTACTCCCTCAAGACGCAATTTCTTGAGAAGTGTTATGAGTTCGGAATCCCGTTTGCTTTACTTTTACCCATAACAGCATTAGAGGGAGTTAAGAGACAGAAACTTTTTCGGGAGAATTATATCTCGTTGATACTATTTGACAGAAGGATCGAGTTCAGTAATAAGAAAAACGGTGCTTGGTTTGCTATAGCTTGGTTTCTTTTTGGAATCGATGTACCAGAACAGCTAAATTTTGAAGAGTTAAGGAGAGAGTAATATGAATACGTATATAGCAGAAAGAGTTGAAATAGAGGGTTACGGAATAGTAACAGCAGTAACGAAAGCAGAATCTGGGGATGAAGCTTGGAAAAAGATCGTGAAATATCTCAGGGAACAATACGGAGAACCCATAATGTCGAGTTGTTCTTCTCTGGGTGTGGTTGATCAGATGGATGATACTGAGGTCAGGGTGATAGTTGAAGTTAATTTGGAGGAGAATTTCTTTCAACAGGATATAAGAATGGAGGAAAATTGATATGCAGGATAGAACATTTTATAGTTGGTTAAAAGAGTGGTTTAAAGAAATCAGTAAGATAAGATTTAAGAGCTGGAAAATTGTACTTTGGGGAATTTCGGTGATTTTATCCCCATTCTTAATCGCTCTTTTCACTTCTTATCTGAGCTTGTTATCTATAGTACTATCTATTTTGTGGGGAGTAGATTTCTTTTTTATATTTCTCTATGCTATATATAAAACTGATGATTGGTATGGATGGTGATAACATGGGATTACTGAACAGATACATATATCATAAGTTGATCAAGAATGTGGAATCGAAAATAGAATTGATTGAAAACTCTTTGAAGTTAAACCCAACCCCCGAAGAGAGAAAAATACGTGAAGAGCGTCTGGAAAACCTTAAAGAAGTTAGAAGAGGATTTCAACAGCAGATAGAGATAGATCAAGCTAACGAAGATATCGGAGAGAGAACAGAATGATTGAGTCTAGAATTTTCGGGAGATAATATATGGTTAGTCTATTTGAGGAAGCGGAAAAGATTTTGGAAGGACATGCTACTGATAGAGGTTTGGGTAAAGAGAGAAGCATGAAAAAGATAGTGGAAGTGTTCAATACCCTGACAGGAAAGAATTTAACAGAACATGACGGGGATATCTTCATGGTTTGTCTCAAGCTGGTGAGGATGCAAAGGTCTCCCCAGATTCGGGATAACTATATCGATGCTCTTAATTATCTGGTGATGTCACACGAAGCTATTGAGCTCGATGATGATATCCGAAAAAGTTTAGATGATTATCGGGAGGGTAGATTTAAACAGGGTTCTATAGATAAACTACTTAAAGATTTGAGGAGTGGTGAAGATGAGTAAAGGTATTTTGAAAAGACTGAAAGAGAATATTTGGGTGATGCTAGCTCTTGATATGTCGTTTGTTATGGGACTTGTTATTCTGGTTAGCGTTCTATTACTGAGCAATCCTAATCATTTTGTGTTGGTGATGGATATAATTCTTGTAACACTTCTTTTATATTGCTTGTTTATACTTCTTGTTTTCACTGTTCTTTGGAGCGATGTTATCTGAGAAATATTTAAAAACAAAAAGAGATTGGTGAGCTACTATGAATGAAAATATGAATTATGTTGAAGAGTTGAAGAAATTGATCCCTACTAACGAGGAAGTTTCTAAATCGAGAAACCCGATATCAGGATTTATACACAGTTTGAAATCTGGTGGAAAACTTCATCTGGGAATTTTATTTAAATCCCCGAACGAATGGAGTTTTTCCAAGCATTTTACTGGTAAATCTGTAGGTGTTAGAACTAAGAGAAATCAGTATCTGATAACACCCCCAACTATTTCTACTTCTAATGAATTGGAACATTCGACCGAGTGGTTAATGACAGTTTATCCCATGAGTGAGAATTGGAGTGTTTTAGCTGGGTTGTCTTCCATGATTTACTTCGATATAAAGAGGAAGAAAAAGTTTGATAAAAAGAGACTTATCCGAGTTGCTGATTCTCTGATTAAGAAGTATGAATCGGGATCGTTAACCCCCAAGAAAGTTGAAAGCATTTTGGTTGGTACAGCTTCTCGTGTTGGGGGTACAGAGAGGAAAGTGTTTGTTTACGAAGAGAAACTTTAGGGTGAAATATGGATAAAAATGAGCTATTGCATGAATTTGAAAACTGGACAGAAAACTACGAACTAGTACCTGAACAAGAAGATATTGGAGCTATAAAATCTCTGGATCAGGGGGATTATGTCTATATGATAGTTGTTGGGGATGAAGAAGCTAACAAAATAGTGGTGGAAAAGACATACCCGAAATCTGTTATCGTAACAACTAAAACTCTTGTCTATCTCTCTAAAACACAATACATTCTCAAAACTTTATACGAAGATGTTATCCTGAGATTTGGGGTGTATAAAAACAAAGAAATGAATTACACAGGTTACAGAGAGATTCAGTGAGGGAAAAGGTAAATATCTGTGGGGGAATTTCTGACTATGACAACTTCTAACGTAACCGAACAGGAGATTAAATTGCTGGAAGCACACAGGAAACTCGAAAATTTGCTCAAGCTTCTTGAGTATTATTACACGTTTAAATCTATAGACGGAAAATACAGATTTGATCTTAACCTCTACGAAATAGAGAAATATGAAAAAGAAAACAACATACCCCCGACCAAACCCTCGAAATTTAGAAAGGTGATGGTTTCCGAAATAGACAGATTGATTCAGGAAATGGAAGAAATATACAATGATTTGGTGAGAATGTATGGATCGGACTGAGGAATGCAGACAGGGACACCACGAGAATTGTGCTGGGTTTCTAAAGAACGGTAAACCCTGCGAATGTAAGTGTCACAGGTGGTCTTATGATGATGAAGAGTGGGGATTTGCGTACAACACTTCCTCCTGATCTCTATCGTTACAGATTGGGATTAATCACCAAGAGACAGTATTTTGACAGAAAACTCTACAGATTGTTTATCTGGTGGAGAAACTACAACAAACACAGAAGGTATAGGATATGAATAACGAGAACGATGGAACGATTTTGAAAATATTGATCGCACTCTTGAAAGCAAATGTTGGGACTGCTGATTTCATTCATGTAGCTCCCGAACTGATATCAGGAATGCTGATAACAATGGGTAAGACAGACAGCGAAATTAAGAATATAATGACAGCTTTTTCCGAAACTGTTGTAACTTTAACCCCGATTTTGAGAAAAACTCTGGAAGAAAGTGATAATAGCGAGAATGATATAGCGGTATAAGGTGATATGAGATTCCGTTTGCTGGGTTTAAAGATTGGGATGATTGTATTAAGAAACAACGAAGATACTACAGTGAAGAGGTAGCTAAGAAAGTCTGTGGAAAACTCAAATCCCAGTTCGAGAAAGATCAGTGGGGTGCTGTCGGTTATGGAGGAGTTATAGACAGTAACTTCAACGTCAAACGGGATCAGCATCCAACGGGAAAGAAACGAGGTAAACCTCAGACCATCTCTCAGGTGGGAGATTTCGGGGATGCTTCAACTCCTAACTTGTGATCTCTATGATAACTAAAATATATGATATGGATTTTGAAATACCAATCGATACTCTGCTGAGCGGAGTGGAGATAAAGAATCACACCAACCCGATATCCATTAAATCTCTCCCGACAATGGTTCTGGAAATGCGGGGTAAATTTGATGTGATTCAGAAAGGTTCTCACGTTAAATGTAACTCGGTGATTCTTACTGAGGATTACGTTATCTGTGAGGATAATAACAGGAGATCGTTACTGCTTAAGCGGGATGGTATGATAGTTGTCCAGTAATTTATACTCAGAGATAGATTACGAGAACCTGAACCGTCTCATTTATGACTGGGGACTTATATCTCAGCAACATCTTGACGCTATTAACGTAACGATGGTTGGTGTTGTTATATGAATTTTATTCAGCACAAATTTAAAAACCTAAATTCGAGGTCTTTATTTTCGGGTAATGTAATAAGACCTTAGAAGTTAAAATCCTTCAATCTTGAACGATCTAGACACCTTTATGAGCATTCTAACCCACTGTTTTCAACCCACTAACGATGTCAATAGTTGGAGTATGACATCCGAATAAGTCATGAGTATCATATTAACCCCGTTGTTCTGTATCGATATTCCCGTTTCTATGAGGTTATTCAGGACAGTACCGTCAGCGAATGATACCTGATATGTCTCAATCTCGGATAGGGTATTGGTGTTATAAATCGGGTAGTAAGTGTAACCAATCAGCTGGATATCCCAGTTACCCTGTAGATAAGTAGAACCCAGCGTCTGAGCGAAAGATTCCAGAACCCCGTAACTTGGTAAAGATAACCAACCGCTCTGACCGATCTGATGAACGGGAGTACCAGAACCCGAAAAACACCGAATAAGACTGTCCCCCGATTGTAGCAGTAACCTGAACAGAACCGTACTGTCTGAGAACATCGAAAGCTTTTGCATATACCAGAACCTGTTTGTTCTCGGTAAGTTGGATATCCACAGAGTTCTGATAGGATACCAGTCTCAGGTTATTGAGTTCGTCACACACCAGATAATACCCGAAACCAGCAACCAGTTCAAGCAATCTCTGGAGGACTGACTTTCCCTCAAAATTACAGGTTACCTGAGTTGGTATCTGATCCTGAGTTATGTACTGGGTGTTCATCGGGGTTTGATTTCCATATTTGATAACCAACCCAGAAACGGTATCGGTAACAGTGGTATCAACAATCCCAGCTAAATACCACATACCATCGTAAGCTGTTATATTATATTCAGCTGTAGAATACTTTGTTATAATCTGTATATTACCAGTGAACACTACCTTATTCCGGTAATACATAAGAACAGTATCACCAACAGAAATCAACCCGAATTGGTTTTTGGGTATAGTAAACACGAGAGAACCAGCACTATTGATCGTTTTCTGCATCTTGATATTGTAAGCAAACATCTGTACCCCTCCAACATAAACATTGAACTGGGTTGAAGGTTTAGCGATAGGAACGCTTCCATTTGTGCTTGTTATAACTGGAACATCGTTTATATTAAGATATTCCCCAAAATTCAACTGGGATATAACCTGAACCACTATACTATCCGACTGAACACTCCCGTTCACAAGACAGTAGAAGGAATAATTCCCGACAGCAGTACCTTTCCCCGAAAACGTATAAGTGGATGAAGTAGCACCGGAAATAGCAGAACCGTTCATATACCACTGATAGGAGGTTGGGGTTGTATTCGGGTCAAACGTCAGTGATAGAGTTGCTGTCTGGGATGTTACCGTATTGAGGAGTATAGTATTTGATGCTGTTACAGATGCACTAAACGGGTACACTGTAATGGTAACTGAATCTGATAAAGCAAAGCTGTTTCCATCTGTCACGGTTAGAGTATACGTTGTGGTTGTTGTTGGTGATATCTGGATGGATGATCTTGATCCTATCTCAGTACCGGAAACAGACCAGTCATACGAATACGGTAACACACCCCCACTCACAACAGCGAAGAGATTGATTGAAGTACCCGAAACCAGCGATGTTGCTGACTCCGATATAGATACAAGCATCTGATAAACTTCCACAGTGACGTTATTTGAATACTGAATTTCTCCAGAATTTGTATCGGTGGTTTCAACGAAAAACGTGAATGAACCAGTTTCTTCGGGGGTGAATGTGTATGTTTCTGTTATTGTTGAGGGGAGAGTTATTTCAGTACCGTCTGGTTCTATTTCGTACCAAGTATAAGTTAAATCGGAAGAACCACCCGTGACACTTAATGTAAGAGTTGTAGAATTTCCCAGCATTATTGAAGAATTACTCACCGTGAGAAGATCGGTTGTTTCTGTATATACATTAACGGTGGTAACCCCAGTAACAGAAGATACACCCGATGCTATATTGGTAACTACACAGTAATAGTAAAACGTTCCGACCCGCTGTACCGTGAAACTGTAACTGGGTGTAAGAACAGAGAGTTGAGTACCACCGGAATTTGAGTTAGTGGTATTGTAAAACCATGAATAAGTAAAATTGCTGGAAGAACCCCCAGCTATAGTAACACCTATATTAACGGAAGAACCGACAACAACCCCGATCTCACTGGGATTAATTGAAACGGAGAAAGAACCCTCGACATTCACTTCCGATATAGTTGTGGTTACGGTATTTTCGGTGGTGGTATCAGTAACAACAGCATAAACAAAATGAGTACCAGATGAACTGCTGGAATAGTTACACACAGATTTATTCAAACACTGAGAGAGACCAGTAGAACCATCGAACCACTGATACTGAAAATCACCAGAACCACCAGCAGTGAGAACCTCTATCGGGATAGTATAACCACCCGAAAAACTAGCATCCAGAACCTGACTTGCTGACGTTCCTGACGTTCCCCAGTGTGTACCGTAGGAAGTTGTGGATGGAAGAATCTGCATTATGAAAGAATAAGTACCGTTATTCGGGGGTATCGGTTGTGTTGGTAATATATTAACCTGAGACTGAGTGGACTGATTGGGGTAAGTCCCGTTGTAACTCTCCAACCATGCAGTAATTTCGTTGAGGGACAGATCATAAAACCTCACATTGGATACGGATGAATTTAACTGGGGATAGAGTGACCAGTTGATATTAAATCCCGTTTCGGTGGTTATCGATGAGGTTGTTGGGTTTATCAGGGTTATAGTTATTTCGTTAAGTGAATTGTTGGTATTTAATATAGTAGAGCGAGAGGGAGTGATTCCTACCGCTAAAGCATCGAACACAGTAACAGTTACCGTATTGGACTGGGAAGTATTACCACCAGTTTTATCGTAAACAGAAACATAGAAAGAATAAGTACCGCTAGTGGAAGGTTGGAAAACAAAAGAAGCTCCAATACCTTCACTGACTAGCGATGAATCCTGATACCAAGAATATACAAAATTACCTGAACCACCACTCACAGAAACAACCAGCTGAACCTCCTGTCCCACCGAGATATCACCCTGAGAAACATTGAGGGTTGCTGTGAAAGTATCAGTCAATAGGATGTTAAGAACTGGGGAAAAAGCTACGTAACCTGAACTATCCGATGCTACCCCGTAAAAACAGTAGTAATCCCCAGCGGTATTATCCTGAGAGAATGTATAACTGGTGGTAGCTGTACTTGAAGATGCTTCCTCAGTCCAAGTTGAAGGGATTGCTGAATTGTTTGCGGGTGGATTCGGACAGGGTGTAGTCCCGTTATCGAGATAGTAGATTTTAGTACTGTAAGAAGAACCAGTACCAGCATTAGCTGTTACCGTGATATTCTGTGTTGAAGTTGAAGAAACGGGATAACTCTGATTTCCACTCGGACTGATACTCCCAGTCAAATCATCCGTTACATAAACGCTAAGTGTGTTACTCTGGATGTTTGATACGTAACCATCGCTAACCATACAGTATATTGTGCTTGTCTGATCCACAGCAGAAGCTGGGGGACTCCATACAAAACTCTGAGAGGTAGCACCAGCAACTTCGCTACCATTAACGTACCACTGATATGTGTAATTTCCCGTTCCCTGTTCGGGTGTGCATGTGTAGGTTGAGGTATTTCCGTATTCGAATGAGGTACTTCCAGATATCGTACTGTAGAGATCGTAAACAACTGTAAACGATCCAACAACAATAACATCGTCTGCTTGACATACACCCTGAGTATTACATCCACAACTGTTCTGTGTCTGAGATATCACAGTGGGAGAACTGTAGCTCAGGTATTCTATTCCTGAAAACGGGTTTGAATTGTTTGTAACCCCCGTACTTGATATTATCTGAACGTAGAACTCACTGTTATATGGAAGAATGCTGGTATAGGAAGATGTGGATTCAGATGTTCCATTAACGTATATAGCGTTGATAGATTGCGATGGATATCCCCCCGTTGCACAGGGTAAATTTATAGTTATATTAACTGTCATTTAAAATCACACGGGTTGTCCTATCATTAAGCTCAATGAACAATGCCAAACCTGACCTTCTCCTGCATTCTGTGTTATCTCCAAATTAGATACAAATCCCTGAAAACTACCTAAACTAGCTAATGAACCCGAATAGTAAGTACCCCAATCATCCTCCAAATCAACCTCATAGATAGAACCGTTAGCTTGGGAAAAATTGTTTATAAGATTCGTGATATCGCTTTCGGTTGTTGTTATAAATCCCACTGTTAAATTAATCTGATCTCCCCCGTAGTTCAGGAGTATCGGTTCATTGCTGAGTGGTATAGCGATTGTAGTCGCCATTATCTGTTTCTGCAATTCGACCTGTAATCCGTTGTAGGGTATAGTATAGGATTGTCCGGTTGTAAGATTAGTTATGCTCATTACCATGAAACGCTACCTCTTGTCTTGTATTCTATTCTTTTTAATATCTGTTTTGCTAACTGATCGGGATCGATGTTATTTCCTCCCGAAACATTAACGTGAATTGTGTTGCTGACGTTTGAGGTTGAATTGCTGGAAGGAACTACCGTTTCACCAGCATGAAGGTAAGCTATTCCCTCACTGTAAACGTGTCCTCCCGTTGCAAATTTCGGGATGAGACTTGTTATATCGTGTCCTATATTGCTGGGGTTGATAGCTTCTATCACGTTCTCAATATCTGTAAATCCTGTAACGATAGCTTTCCATATCCAGTCCAACGGTTTAAGCATCTTCTCGGTAGATGATATCAAAACTTTAAAAGCATTTACAATAGATACAATATCACTGGAAATTATTTTAGCAACTGGTATTAACAGAGCTATTAAAGCAAAAATACCAGTTATAGCTAGAACTATCGCTAATATAGGACTCATTAATCCCACAACTATACCCGCCATTATCAACATCATCACTTTCATAATTTGGGGTAAATATGGTTGAATTATCTTGAATAACTCGTTAAGATAAACTGACATCCCCGAAAAGAAAGTTAAAATCTGTGTCATGAACTGAGGAAGATTAACCTGTTTCATAACATCCATGAAGAACATTAAAAACGGGAGAAGAAATGCTAGAATAACCATCGAAGCGGGTAACATGAACAGCGTCATTATCTTACCTATCATCTGCATTACTGCTCTGATTGGTGCTAGAGACATAACAAAAGATAATATCTTTTGCATTATAGCTATACCTGCTCCCATAGATAATCCCACTCCCATTCCCTTGAGACCAGTAGTAAACATTCCTTTTATTCCTTTACCAATACCACCAAGAATACCTCCACCCTCAGATTCTTCTCCCTCAGAACCCCCTCCTTCTCCACCACCCTCACCAGATGCAGTCTGTTCACCCTCTTTTTTCTTTGGGGGTCTTGGGAGTCTGAGATTTATAACAACACCCCCCTTACCCATACTATTAGAAATGTTCCCCAACATCTTGAACGCTGGTGAGTTGGTTACAGCTTGTGCTCCCTGCATTCCCGCTGTGGTAAAACCTTTAAGGGATTTTGCGAGATCACCCATCGTTATAGAAGAGACTGTTTTATCTTCCTTCTTTCCAGTAGTAACCTTGATATTCAGAGAAGCTAATGCTTTCTCTAGTTCGCTTGTATCTAATTTAACCTTAATTTCTTCTACCGGAATTTCTTATCGCCTCCTCGTTTCTTCGTGATTCATCCTTCATTATTTCTATGAAGTAATTGATCTTTGCTATCGGGAGGTTTTCGCTCTCACTGGGAGGGATGTGAAGTTCTTTCGCAAATAAATACTGTACTTCCCAGAAATCAGTTTCAGCTTTTAGAAACGGGGGGTTCTCGAAAGCTGATCTGATTGTTGTTCACCTCTGTAACCGCTTCCTCAAGCTTCAATCCATCTGTCATAGATAACTTTTCAACATCTATCTGGTCACCAACAGCACTCTTCAACATTTCCCACCTGAATGAAGAAGAATCCAGATCGGTCTGCATCTTATCCCCGATCATAACCGTCTTGGATGCTTTCTTTATTATTTCCAGATACTTTTTCATCGTTATACTTCTTATCTCAACCGTTTTCAACTCTCCGTCTATAGTTACCTGCACCTGCATTTAACTCACCGTCATTGTCGTTCCCATAAAGGAAATCTTATCCATAACCTCTTTTACTGGGGGTACGTTCATTTCTCCCTCGTTAGAAATCAACCCGTTTATATCAAACGTATATCCACCCACAACCAAACTCAAATTATCACTCAGAGAGACAGCTGAATCTGTAGTACCAAGTCCCTGTTCGAATATCCCCTCGATTAATCCTGTATCGTGGTAAGCTGTCAGAGTTCCTTCGACTTTAAATTCCTGTAGATAGTATCCCTGATAAGTAACTGCACCCAGTCCGTATATCTGTTTCTTGGATGTAGTTATCGTCATGTCGAGTGATTGTATCGGGGTAGGTATTGAAGCTAGAGTAGAACCTATCTGAACTGTTGCATCTTTCCATGAGAGTACTTCGCTTGGGGGTGTTACCGAAATAGATGAAGTTGGGGTAGAAGTCGTTTCCTGAGTAGCTGTTCCCGTAAGAGTTACTTTAACCAGTTCTCCCTCCTTAATAGCTATTTTAGCAGAATCAAAAACTATACCGCTCAGAGAATACATCTGATAGCTATTGAGATAACTCTGTATCTGGGAATAAGCAGAATTAACACTCAATCCCGAACTCCAAGAAGTGTTTGCTGTAGTACTTGAACCACCAGCACCAGTCAAAATAAAATCCAACCAGTTCATGTTATCAGAACAGATATAGAAATCTGCTGTAAAATCAACTGCAACTCCTTTTGAATACCAACCCAGAGCTGTTCTCTGATTAACTGCGTATATAGGATCGTAGTTATTTTTTATAGAAAATGTACTTAATTCCAATCCAGCACCCAAACTTCCCATATCAAACCCACCCGATTCACCGGAATTGAAAGAAGATTCTCTTCCGACATCCAGAATAAAGTTTGAACCTGTGTATATCGTACCAGTCATAAAATTGATATGTATTTGGGGTTAATATTATTATTGTGATACATCTTGTCAGTTATGGATATTCGTTTAAGAATAGACAAACGGGACATTAAGATAATTTCCGATCACATAGCTTCAAGAATAATATCACACATACTGGAACACTACGATGAAAATATAGTATCTCCACAAAGAAGACCACAATACCCCCTCATATACACGGGAAAGACAGTACAGATGAAATCCATACTCGGAAAAAGAACGATCAGATTTTACTCCCCCGCAATTAATTTTATAGAATACGGTACATCCCGTCACACTGGTAATGGTGATATTTCTGGTGAAGGATTTTTCGATAGAATCAGAAAATGGGCAAAGCTAAAACTCAACATCCAGAGGAAAGATGTACTTGATAAAGTAGCATGGGGATTATACAAAAAGATTAGTGCATTAGGAACTAAGGATTACTATCCCGTTCGGGGTGCAATACGTCAAACGATTGAAGATTTCAGTAAATAACCCCATTAAACCACTCTAGATCGTTCTACATTGAAAGATTCGGGTGAGAGAGGTCTTATTATATCTTAAAAATAAATAACATCGAATTTGGATTTTTAAATTCGTGTTTGATATAATACAATTAAGACATCCATCCACCAGCAAGTCTCTTGTAACCCTTGATATAGATTTCCAGTTCTCTGAGTCTATCGTTTATGTAAGACCACTGTGCTGGGATTTCTATACCTCCGATTCCCTGAGAAATTGTTGCTGTATACCTCTCAGAAGATAACCACCACTGGGATGCTTTGAGAACTGCCATTTCATAAACGTAAGGATCAATCATACCTCCCGAAGCGAGAGTAGCTGACTGATTATACCCGTACTGATACTGAACCATCACTTCATAACCCATCCACCAGTACCACCCCATAATATAGATGATACCCGCTAATCTGTCTGTCCAGTATTGCGAGAATCTTCCCTCAGTAAATATCCCCTCCCACTCGGTGTAGGTGTTCCCGTTCCAGATCAACATGCTCTGAATCGATTGTGGAGGAGGACTTAAACTCGTAAAACTACCCATAACAACGGGTTGAACGGGATAGTGATCGAGATATATCGGTGCTCCTATCAAATACAAACCGTAAGCTGTGTACTGTCCGATTGATTTCATTTCGTATCCGTTATATTCAAGATGATAATTATCTGTTTTCGTGGATTTCAAACCCCAAGTACTCCCAGATAACCTGTCAATATACTCACAAACAAACGGGATTACCGTAGTATCAAGATAATTTAAATCATTCTGAGTTGCAATATCAGCAATGTGAAGATACTCAACAACATCCTGCGACTGGATGTACGACTGACCACCAGAAAACGTAGAAACCATAAGACCAAATTAGTTTACTGTTCATTAAACTATCTAAAAATTAAGTGTTCATTAAACTATATAAAAAAATGGGAAAAATGTAAAGTATATTTTACTTTACTCTATATCTCTGATTTTTGCCTGTGCTCCAAAGAAGCGACACACTACTTCCCCGATTGTAAAGTACAGTCCTTCATACGCTATATTGTTGAGCAGGATGAAGTCCCTGTCAGTTGTTTCGAGGTACTGGGTAGGTCTGAGTATCGAAATCGAAAGTCGTGAGTCTCCGTAACCTTCTGCGTCTGTGGTATCCAGAAGGAATATCCTTGAAGAACCGCTTGCAGATGTGTCGAAAACTCCTGACGTGTTATCAGTCGTAGTGTTCACAGCTTCAACGAGTGGAATCTTATACACAGTGGATGCTTTCAGACCAACATCAAGTCCAGAGTTCGTTTCCACACCGTTAATTCCAGTCTGGTAAGTGAGTTCTCCGAAATTCATGTATCTGAGCTGGTTCTGATAAATACCCTGTATGTTAGCGTATGTATCGTAACCTGTAACCATTACATTAGTTCTTCCACCGTTATACTTAACTCCCTGTATCGTGTCTCGTATTATCTGATCTGTAAGAGCACCGAGTGTACCATATTCACCAGATGCAGAAGTAACATAAGAGTCGAATGCAGATGCTCCCCCTGATCTGTCCACTGCTCCTGCATAAGGATCAATTACCTCAGCAAGCGTAGGTGTAGTAGCAGAAGTAAGTCCAACCCCTGTACCCTCAGCGTAAGAAGAAACTATCCTGTCCAGCGTTTCAAACTGTAGGTTAGTCGTTCCAGAATTTGAGGTAGCAACGTTAGAACCAACCGCTTTAGCACCAATATTTATGTTAAGGTTCTTGATATGCATAGTAGCGAAATACTGTCTGAGTGTGTCTAGGTTAGCGTACATATCATCCTGTGATACCTTCGCCAACTGTTCAACGATATCTGTAACTTCAAAGGGTGTCTGTTGTATCTTGGGGGTAACTTTCACTATGTCAATCGTAGGAACTTCGGGTGTTCCAAGATTTCCAGTTTCAGCAATACCCATAGTATTTGCTTGCTGGACAAAGTTAGTTATTACCCTGAAACCTGACTTATCCCAGTTAAGTTTCGGGAGAATACCAAAAAGGTTAGATTCTGTGTTAAGCTGATACCAAGCTTGTGCTCCGTAAACAGCGTTCCACACATTCGTACCCATTCCGGTATAGATCATCGCTTTTATGTACTCATCATTGTAGGGTGCTAACTGCGGAACTAAACTTTGTGTAGTATAGAACTGCATTACATCCTGAAATGTCATTACGTGTCCTGCAACACCAGATGCCGATGCCATATTTATCTTCCTCCTCTTGATTTGTTGTATAACTCAATAGTTTTAGCTCCCTTCAACACGGATTTAACCATATCTTCGTAAGTATGGGGTTCTTCGTTTGATACATTTCCAGAAGTATAGTCTCTTCCAAATCCAACTGCTGAATTGGGTTTCTCGGATGCAAATTTCTTTATGTTTCCCTTCTCAATACCAGATGGGACTTGTTCAATTCCAACTCCTCCCTTTCTCCTGTTATCGTTAGAACCTTTGGGTTCATACTGTTCAACATTCTTACTTTCATCCATGTAATTTGCTTTAGCAGATTCCTCGAACTCTTCTTCCTTACCTCTCCCAGACAGAAGCTCTATAATCTTGTCGAGTTTTCCAGCAAGTTCAGTATAAGCACTTCTCTCGTCTCTCTCTTCCCTGTGAGATTCCATATCACCTGCTTTCTCCTCTTCCCTTTCTCTACCCTCATCTTCTCCCTCTTCTCTCTTAGATTCAGTGTCGAATTTGGGTTTCTCTCTAGCGTGTTCCTCTTCTTCTATCTTGGTGGAAAGTTCTCCTTTCTTTGTTCCCCTGACTTTAGATTCGAAACCGTTACTCTCTGTCTCAACATCCTCATTCATGTTTTTATCTCCAACATCATGAAGCTGACCTTTACTAACCATATTTATACCCATATTATCCCCCTTATTAACCTTAACTTTTCTCCCATCATCCAACGGGTTTGTGGATACTTTATCACCATCAGACTGTTCTACGTGGTTTTCAGCGATTCTTTTAACGTTTGCTTCCTGTTTAGAATCTGTAGGATAGTAATTCGCTTTATCCATTCCCTTAGATGCATTGTGATCCGTGTAACTGTAGTTATTTCTGCTCATAACTTTTCTCCGAATTGCACCACAAACCTGTTCAGCATCACCTTCATCGTGATACCTATCCATCTGATCCTTCATGCATTTATCCCACATGTAAGTTTTCTGAATAGGATCGTAATACTTGTTCATTATTATGAAATCAACAGATTTGTCTACCTCATCCTCTTCGTCAGATTTATCAGAGTTTGCATCTGATTCAGACCACTCATTATCATAAGACTTCCCGTATTTAGCTCGAATAGAACCACAAATTTTCTGAGCAGTCTCCTTACTACCATATTTCTTTTCCTGTTCCCTCAAACACTCATCAAACGGATAAGATGCTTTGAGAAACTTGAATATTGAATCATGCATCATTTCTTTGTTCACCGATTCATCGGGTTTCTCGAACTTTCTCTCGGTTATAGTGTTGGAATCATCACTAAGATCAACTGCCTGTTTCTCTGCGTTAGATTTAGCCATACTAACATTCTCTATAACAGATAACTGATTAGCGGGTTCTCTCACAAGGGAAACTTCATTCAGTTCTATCTTCTTTAACACCTTAACCATATCACCCGATTTATTCATCCTCTCTTCCCGTTCCAGAGTCTTACCCCCGATTGAAAATCCAGAAATAATAGATGATTTAACTTCCTGCCAAGTCTCATCTGCAAGAACACCTGATTTGTTAATTTCAACTATCATGTTAATCCCATCGATGTCACCCCTGTTCTTTTCAACATTCCACTGAATCACTCTTCCAACTGGTTGATTTTTATGTTGCTTCATAACTATTCCACCGTTAGAAACATAATCTAGGAATGCTTCTTTAATAGTATCAATAGGTACTATCTCTCCCTGTCTGTCTACTATTTCAACAGATGCCCATCCCTGAACTAA